CTTGCCGGTGAACGACGTGCCGGAAGCCGAGCTCTCGGTCATCGTGTTGCCGTACTGGTCCTTGCCGGTGACGGTGATCACCGATGTACCAGTCCAGGCCGCAACGACGTTGCGCGGAACGTCCAGTACGCCAGCGGTGGTGCCGGAAAGCGCCGCGCCGGAGGTGGTCGCCGCAAGCAAGGCCTGCGAGGTGGTGATGCTGTTCGCGGCACCAGCCACCGGTGCGCCGAGCGAGATTTCGCGGAGGACGAGCGACCCGATTGCCGGGGGCGTCGACAGCGTGAGGATGTTGTTCACCGGAGCCGGGGTGAACTCCTCAAAGCGATTGCGACCGACATAATCGAACTCGAACATGACCGCGGTGTTGGCCGGGATCGAGGTCGTGCCCTTGTACGTCACGGTGATGTTCGAAGATCCGAACGAAACCGTGAAATCGGTCGGCGCAGCCAGGTTGGCCTGCAGACCTTCGGCGAAGCCCTTGTGGCGGAACGTGCCGGCGTAGTGGCCGGAGTTCGTGCCGGCCGGGTAGCCGACGGTGATCGTGCCGTTGGTCGCGACGGCCGAAGCGAGAGTGACCTTTGCGGTTTTGAAAGACATAGGTGCTCTCCCTTAGGCGATCGAGTAAACGCCATGGGCGTTACGCTTGTTGCAGGTCAGACCGCCGATGTAGGTCATTGCACGGAAGAACATGTACTTGTTCTCCGGACGAGCCGGATAATGCTTCTTCATGTTCTCGCCTTCCATGACGCGCGGTTTGATGAACCGGGTGTCCATGACGTACAGGCGCTTGGACATGCCGAGGTCGTCGAGGGTCGGATCGTACTCGATCGCATTGCCCTTGAACGAGATGTCGGCCATGCCGGCGTCCGTCTTGCCCTTGGAGTTCCAGCCATCCTGCGTGAAGTTGCCCTTCGAACGGAGCTCCTTCTCGAGCGCTTCGATGAAGTCGGAGCCGGCCATCCACTTCTTGGGATTGCCGCCGTAGCGCCGAAGCTGGCGATACTCACGCTGCAGCGTGGTGGTGAGGTTGAGGTTCGACGGGGTCGACGCATCGATGCCGAGCGACGCGCGATTGCGCCACCAGGAGTTCGCCGACTGGTCGATGCCGCCGACAACAAGACCGGAGGTCGGCGTGTCGACGATGAACGACTTGATGCCGGGGATCAGCTTGGAGTCGGCCGAACCGTCACCCCAATACATGTTGTTGAAGCCGCGGTCCCAACCTTCAGCCATGTCCTCGAACTTCTCGTTGAGGATGTTCACCAGCGCGGTGAGTTCGCGATCGCTATGGTTGCTCTCGCCCTTGCCGTTGGTGGTGTCGACGATCGAGATGCCGTCCTTGGCGCACTCGTGCATCGAGAACTCGATGCCCAAATGGATGAGCTTCCAGGGATAGTTGTAGCGCTTGGTGTTCGCCGGGTTGCTGTAGCCGACTTCGTCGTCGTGCTCGAAACCCTGAATGGCAGACGTGGTGTTGCCCTTGACGGCGCCGGAGATGTACTCCTTGCCGCCCGGGAACGTGGTCTCCATCGCGCGGAGCGCCTCGAGGAGAGGCTTGTCTTGGATGTGCTGTGAGGTCGCACGGCCCTTGTCGATAAAGTAGTCGAGCGCCGAGTTGGCGATATTCTCGACCTCTGCAACGGTGAAAGGCATGTTTCAGTCCTGCGGTTGCCTAACCCGCCTTCGCCAACCCGATTTTTACTGCTTCCAGCATGTTCTTCGGGGCTGCGACAGAGCGGGATGAACCAGCATCGGATGCAGGGGTCGTCATCGATCGACGTTGCGGAGCGAAACGCTTGAGCTCGGTCTCGACGGCGGTGAGTGCCTTCTTCGACATCTCGATCGCCTCTTCCTTTGTGGGGAAGTAGTCCGGCTGGCTGCGCTGCTTCCGCATAATCTCAAGCTCGACGAGCTCCTGAATACGCGGCTGCTTCAGTTTCCAGTCGGGATCGCCCTTGCTCGTGGAGTTCTCCCACGCGGTTACGGCCTTCGCGACACCGTCAACGGTCTGTTCGAACTCCTGCCGCTCACGTTCCGCCCGGGTGGTCGTCTCGACCCGCTCAAGTCGCTGGCCGTTGACGGCCGCTCTCGATCGGGCGAGGGTCAATTCCCTGGCGTGGGCCTCGGTCAACCTGCCCTGATCCACCTCGGTTTGAAGATCCGGGGGAAGCACTTCGCCTGCGATCTGCTGCAGCTGCGCGAAGATGGGCTTGAGTTGTTCGTAGGCCTTCAGCGGGTCGTTCTTCAGGTTCCGCATCACGTCGAAGCCCTGGTTCACGTCGTCTTTCGACAACCCAGCTTCATCGACGAAGCGCTGAATCTTCTCGAAATTCTCTGCCTTGGGGCTGATTTCCGCGAGTTTGGTGTCGCGGTCCCGCACCTCGGCCGTGAGCGTTTCGATGCGCTTACGGGTCTTCGGCTTTAGCCGAGCGAGATCCTCCTCAGTCAAGTCGTCCGATTCACCGGCCGCTGCGTCGCCTTCCTTTTTGGCGTCCGCGGCAAGCGGGTCGTCAGACTTCGATCCCGGTTCATCGGAGGCGGGCGACTTCTCCTTCGGCTCCAGCGCGGCCTTGACGGCCGACAGCATGTCGCCTTTTTCACCCTGTTCCGCGGTGGACGACTCTGCGGAGGTATCTACGTCCTGTTGGACCTGATCGACGGGGGCGTCTACCTGATCCTCTACTGCCTTCTCGTTGTCCGCTGACGACTTCGGAGCCACTACGTCTTCCCCCTGAGATAATTACGATCTAGATTATTCGCTAAACCCGACAAAATGTCAACTAGCCTGCGGTGCCGTGTATTCCGGCTGCGGGCCGGGTTCGTTCGGCTGGTCCGGCCCCTTGGCGTTGTTGCCGCCCTGGTCGCCCTGATTCGTCGGCGCGTTTGGCCCGGCACCCGCCTGCTGGTTCCGACCGGCCATCTGGTTGATAGCGGCGATCGACGGCGCGCCCTCGACGAAGGCATCGTCGGCATCGATGTCGAGCGCTTTCAGCCCCTTCTTCGCGATCGGCGCCGGGTTCACGCCAGGAATCATCGTCAGCCACGGCATCGCGCGTTCGTAGTTCGCCAGCACGGCCGCGTTGTTCGGCCGGCCGCTGGAACCCGCCTCAACCTCGAGGATAAGATCCTTGACGATCGCCTCGCGCGACGGCGGCAGGTCCGGCCAAACTGCTCCGGGGCCGGCGATCTCGATCACCGTCTCCTTCGACAGTTCCGTCAGCATCAGCTGCCCCATGGCACGCGAAAGCGCCGACAGCATCGTGTCGAGGTCGTCGATGTCGCTCGCATTGGCGACGTCGCGGCTGTGCTCGGCGATCGAGCTCTCAGTCGCCGTGTCGCCGCTGGTGCCGCCAAGGTTCGCCGCCTGCACGCCAACCGACCGCTGCACGTCGGTGAAGATGGTCTCGGTCTCGTACATGCCCGGGTCGACACCGGGCACCGGAATGGCCATGAGCAATTTGTCGACAGTCTCGCCGGCCGCAAGCGAATTCAGCTCGACGACTTCGAAGCCTTGGCGCGCACCGAGCTTTTCCTTGTCTTTGTCGTCCAACTTGCCTCGCGGCGACACCCAGCCCGGCTTGGCCGCTATGCGGTGTTCACGGAGCCCCTGGCGCGCCTGGTTGTACTCGCGCTGCATATGGCGCGCGTTCCAGACGTCGGACGGCGGAAAGATCGACACCGAGCCGTCGTCGTTCTCCGCCTCGACCTCGTTGAAGACGAGCGGGAAGATAGTCCAGAACCGCTCGATCCTGACGTCCGGCTCCTTGGGCGCCACGATGAAATCTGGATAGCCGTCGCACACGACGTAATATTGCTGGTCACGCTTGTTCTGGACGCAGTAGACCTTGGCGCAACTGTCCTCGGTGGGCACTTCCTTGGTGGTGTTGAGCGCGCCGTCGGCCTGCAACGCGCTTTTATACGCCGTGAAGTTCTTGCCGACGTCAACCTTCCACGTCTTCAGGATCTCCTCGGGCGTCATGTCGTATTCGCGCGTCACCCAGCGACAGCCGGCGAACGTCTTCAGATGACGGCATCGCCGATCGGGGATGACCTCGGTCGCGCGCGGGAAGCTGAGCGTCGGCCCCTCGCGCACAATCATCTCGGCGCGCTGTTGCAAATCCTCCAGCATCAGCCGAAGGCGCTCGGCCTTGGCTGTCGCCGGCTCAATGTCGCCTTCCTCGAGCTGGTAGACGCCCGCCTCGATCTCGGCAATCATGCTGGTGACGTCGGCGATCTGCGCCGCGACATCCGGGTTCGGCGCCAATTGGCGCTGATAGCCGAGGTCAACATAGCCGACCGCGCACACCTTTACGCGCCGCACCAGCGCCTTGAACATCTCCTTGTAGCCGCTGTCCTGCTCCTGCAGGAAATACGAAAACAGCAACTCCATGGTCTCGGCCATGCGGTCATACTGGATGAACTCGGCCTTGACCTGCGCAACCTCGGACAACAGCGCGACGGCATTCGGATCGACTTCCGCAGGCGCCGCCGGCGCCATTGCCTGGCCATCCGGCCCAACGGCCGGTTGCGGCGGCATGATCGACTGCAGGGCCGCCTGCAACGTCTCCGGGCTGCCATCCCAGAGCTTGTACATCAGTTTTTTCTTGCGCTTCGCGACCGCCTTGGGGTTCTTCGCGTACAGCGTGGCAACCGCGACACCGATCAACCGATTGATGATCGGCACGACATAGCTGCCGTCGACGGCCTCGGCGGTCTCCTTGTCGAGCGTGCCGTTGGCGGCCAACTTCATGCAGATTCGCATCCGCTTGAAAGCTGGCTCCCAATGCTTTTTGTCGGCCGCAATCTCCTTCAGGATGCTCTGCACGAGCGCCTTACGCTCCGCGGGCACTTCGTTAGGAGTGTCGGACTGTGCGGTGGCAGACGCCACTACGCCCGCGCCGTTGCCGCCCTCGATGGTGTCGCCGTCATAATCGCTCATCCTGCCATTACCTTCTGCCGTCGTTCTTTTTCGGCGCGCAATTTCGTTTGCGCCAGCATCCACGCCACGCTGCCGACGCGCACCACGTTGGTGTTCGCGCCCATCGGCTTCGCTGCCGCGATCTCCTTCGTCAGCCCCTGGCCTATGTGCGCCATGAAGTCGACGAAATCGTCGTGCGTGCCGTAAGGAAATTTCATCAACTCGTTGTGCGCCGCGCTCCACCAGGACGCGAACACCGGGAAGTGCACCTTGTGCATCCGCATCCGGCCCTGGATCGATCGCGCGCGGGACTTCTTGTCGGCGCTGACAGTCACGGGGTCGATCGTGGTGTAGATGCTCTCCTCGTGCATGCGCTTGCGCAGGAACGGCCCGAACGACTTCGAGACGAGCTCCGATTCCATCCACCACAGCTGCGGCGTGTTGCGCTTGAATTGATCGAGCAACGCCTCGACGATGCCGTCGGTTTCCATGCGGTCCCAGACGAGGTCCGGCAATACCCAGATTTCGTCTTGATCGTCGATACCGACGCAGCCGATGACGCTGGCGTCATTCTTCTGCTTCTCGGTGACGGCATGGTCGGACGCGCCGTACACCCGCAAATTCTTCGGAAGCTCCGACGGCGAGTAATACGGGACAATGTCACTGTCCTTGAAATAGTCGCCGTCTTCCGGCGCGGGCTTGCCCATGCGCAGCGCCATGAAGCCGCGCTTGTCCATGCGCTTCTGTTTCGCGAGGAAGTTCAACGAGAACCGCTCCGGCCAGAGGGCGGCGATAGGCTTCGAACCGAATTGCGTCTTCACAAGCGGGTCGGCCTGCGGCTCGAGCGTCAGCCCGAGCGCCGCAGCCAGCTTCGGATCTTCAACCACAGCCGGCAGATTGATGTAAGTCCAGTCGTCGGCGATGCCCGCGTAATCTTTATTCCGCATCGGGTGATCAGGATCGCAGAGCCGTCCAAGAAGATCATCTTCGTGCCAACGGGTATGGACGACGACGATGGCACTGTCGTTGTGGATACGGGTGTTGGCAACCTTCGTGAACCAGTTCCACACGCGGGCACGGTGCACCTCCGATTGAGCGTCGTCGTCATTTCGGATCGGGTCGTCAACGACGAAGACGTCGGCCGGCTTACCGGTGCCGGAGCCACCTACACCGACGAAAGCGGCCTTGCCGCCCTTCGTGGTGATGAGCAGCGACTTCGCCGCGCCGCCGATGCGCAGCTCGTGGTCTGGAAAAACCTGCCTGTGCGCCGACGAATTGACGAGCGCGCGCACGTCATCGCCGAACTCGTTGGCGAAGTCCTGGTTGTAGCTGCCGAGGATCATGTTGAGCCCCGGGTTGCGCCCGGTCATCCACGCCGGCGCGCCGCGCGATAGGATCTGCGACTTGCCCATCTGAGGGCCGATCGAGACCCCTACCCGCTGCAGCTCGCGCCGCTCGACCTTCTCCATGATCTGGCAAAGCAGCCTCGCCTGCGGCGTGATCTGGTATTTGGACAGCGTGACGTCGTCGACGTCCTGCGGGTCCGGCATCGTGAGCCGCATGTACTCGATCAAGCTGTCGCGCGCGCCAGCCGCCGCATCGAAGCGCTTGCGCGCCTTGACGAGCTCCTCTTGCGTTTGGCGGAGACGTTCGAGCTGGTCGGTCACGCACGCTCCCGCTTCCAGGTCAGAAACTCGGCAGCCTCTTCGAGATCGGGGAAACACCGAACGCGCGTCACACCTTCAACCGTCGGGTCAATCACCGCCGTGATGGTCGCGCCGAACTGCTGGCTCGGATAGCCGAGCTGGTCGGCGTAGCTGTCGATGAATTTGTAGCCGCGCGAGCGGATCAGATGGTAGATGTAGCCGCGCTGCGCGTTCTCGCTGGTGTTGATGGCCCACTCATGCTTGTGCGCGCACGCGTAGATGTCAGCTTGCTCGAGCAGCATCGCCGCCTTCTGCGGGCCGTGCATCTTGTTCCAGATCGATGACCCCGGGAAATCGTGCGCGGCGTGTACCTTGACCGACGTGCCGTTCGGGAAGCAGATCTTGAAACGCGACTGCCAATCCTCGACCGGCACCTGCGGCGCCGCGTTCGCCTTGATAAGATACGGACCATCGTTCCAGGCATCGTGGTTGCCGAGGATATGACACATCCACTTAATGCCGGCATTGTTCATAAACCACGCCGCCAGCTTCCACGCTTGCTTCTTCGACATCTCCTGGTCTGCGTAGAGGCGGATCAACCTGCCGACCCAATTATCGGTGAGATCGCCCATGTTCGTCGCGTACAACCCCGGCGTCTTGGCCAAAATGCCGATGTCGCGATTCAGGAGAGGCCAATTGCAGCCGTTGTTGTCGAGATGGGGGTCGCCGACAAACGCGACGCCGATCGGCTTGTTCGACTTGACCTTGATCTCCATCCAGCGCCGCGCGTCGCGCGCTTCGAGATGGCGCTCGAAGCGCACCGCTGCCTGCTCGATGAGTTCTTTCGCCGAAAGCTCGCTCGACGGCAGGTCCGGAAAGATCAACTCTTCCGTTTCGATGTCGTCGGACCCGAGCTTTTGCTCCCCGGTGCCGTTGAACCGCGCGTGAAACGTCGCGTATGACATCCCGGCCACCTTGGCCGCGGCCCGAATGCTGCCGTGCGTCTTCACGAGCGCCGCGGCTTGAGCTTGCGTAACGGTGCGCATCTATCCCCCGTACTTTTTCAAAAACCAATTCCCAACCGCGCCGCCAAACATGCCGGCGACACCCACTACAATCGACCCGACCCACGCCGCGCGCCCGCGCACCGCGGCGTAATTTTCCACGTGCGGCTTCATCCACTGGTGATCCGTGACAACCGGATCGAGCTTCTTGCTGATGCCCTCGAGGAGCCTCTTCAATTCCGCCTGCTCGCGATCGCGGCTGTCGGCGCGCTCGCGCAAATACTTCACGTCCGTCTTAAGGATGCCCAAAGTCTCCGAAACAGGGTGAATGTGTTCGGTCATGACGGGGCCACGAAAAGAAGCGTCGGAGGTGAACCGACCGCGCACTTGCGAGTTATTGCATTTATAAAACTCTCAAAACAAGACAACAAGTGCACAATTTGCGGCGGCACCTGTGGGTTGCGCAAAACACCCGCAGATGTTAGGCGGTGCCTATAACCGCAAGAGAAAGCCTGTGTCGCCCAAAACCATAATCGCAGTAGCAGTCGGGCTAGTTCTCGCTGTCCTCGCCCTGCGGCCCGACCCAATACGGCCGGTCGACGGGAAATGCCCCGAAGGAACGACACTCGTATCCACGAAGACCGCCCGACCTGACGGCACTCCTTGGAAGTGGATCGTCGGCGAGCCGTGGCCTGAAGAGTACTGCCGTTAGACATTCGCTAAAGCGGCCCGAACGGCCGCCCTCCAAATCGCCTGGCCGGCAGCGTTCAGATGCCGATCATCAACCGCGTATTGCGCCAACAGCAGGCCGCTTCCATCGGTGATCTGTGAATTGATGTCCACCATTGCGTAATTCGAGCGTCCGGAAAGCTGACCTGCGACGTAGGTGTTGTTTGTGTCAATCGCGGTATTCCAGGTGCTGTTTATGGTGCGGATCGTCTTTGTCCACACCAAGGGCCCGGTAAGCCAATTAAACACCCGCATGAAATAGTCTTGAATGTTCGCGTTGCTCACGCCAGCCGTCACGTCGTTGACGCCGATCATCAAGCAAACAGCTCGCGCCTGGCTCAAGACGGCCGAGTGCGCGGATAGCCTCGTCAGCAGCCCTTCGAGCGTGTCGCCATTAATGCCGAAGTTCACGCCGAACGGTGAAATCTGCGAGACGTCCAGCTCTTGCGTAATGCTATCCCCGAGGAACACCACCGACCCCGGCCCAGCCGCGGCGATGGTCACGTCATGAATGGTCCTCGTCGCCGTCCAGTAGGCCGACGGCGTGAACGATGGAATGGTCGGAACCGTGCCCGCCAGACAGTTGAATGGCGCAGGCCGCAGCAAGGGCGGCGCGGCATTGCCGTAGGTCGGAAGGCCCGCCCCGGTCTTTGGGGTGAGGTTCGCCGGATCAACGCTCATTACGCCCCCACCAACGAAACGCCGTGTAGATAGACGCGCTTGTTGTTGAGCGTCTTATAACGGAACGCAGGCTTGGACCCGGAAGGTTGGCCTGTAACGCTGATGGCCGCGCTTTCGACGAACGCCTTCGTGGCTAGCGTGTGGTACTGAACGAGCGCCGCAGCGGACCAAGTGACGCCATTATCCCGGCTCACTTCGAGCGTCACGTCCGTATTCAACACCGCCGCGTCGATCGCTTCCACAACGGCCGATACCTGAAGTGTTGACGGCACGAAATCGAGGCTATCATAACCCTTCTCCACCAGGACTATGTTCGCAGGCGTTGGAACGCTTTCAAGAAATTGCACTTCGGCGAGCATCCACACGTCCGTGCCGGAAATCTCCACCCACACATACCTGTATGCTGTCGTGTTCACGTTGCCCAACGTGGACTTTGCGTTCGTCGCGTTCGAGTTGGCGAACGGCATAATGGAGCCAATCGTCGTCCCAACCCAGCTATTCGTGGTAGGGTCCGTGTTGGACGCCTTCAGGGTAATCGTGGCAGTGCCGAAGCCGTTCAGATAGCCGCCATCGCTGGCGCCCCAGGTGTTCATGCCGGTCACATATTTGGCGTTGCCGGCGCCGTAGTCTTTGCCGACGCGCCCCACCGTGAAGCCGTTCGCACCAGTAACAGCACAGACGGCCAACGCTTGCGATGTATTGCCATCGAACGCAGCAGACAAGCGCGTACCGAAATTTGAGGCAATGATCGTCCCCGCTCCAGCGGAAATGAGCGTCTCGGTGCCAATCGAATTTGTGTTGATAACCCGCTTATTGCCGGTATCGAGAGAATAGCCGGACGATGCACCCACATTGATGCCGTCGTTACCGCCGTATCCGTCCGACACGCGATTCGGGGCCGCGAGAACCTGCCCGGTCGCTTTCGCGCTCCAGATGCTGTTCTCGATCACAGTCCTGCGCGTGACGTCGTCGACCACAGCCGCGCCGGAATCGCCGGATCGGGAGAACTGCACGGACAGACTATCCGACGCCGAAAACGACCCGCTACCGGCCACGTACGAGACCGGCACTTGCAGCCAGCCTGTGTTGTTCGTAACGGCGCCCGTTACGCTAAACGTGGCGAACGTAGCTGGGGAGCCCAGTTTTCGAATTACGATCGTGCCTTTGACGGCGTTTGTGCTCGCGCCCCAAGTCGCCACGAAAGCGGAAATATCTGGATTCCCCGGGGCCGAACTCTGCGCGTCGAACGCGAGCGCTGCGACCGAAGCGACAGCGGCGTTGTTGAAGCGGAGCTTGCCCACGCCGGGGTCGGCCATCGTCGTGATCGTATCAAAGGCGTATTGGCTGCCCGCCACCACTGTCGCCGAGGCAGCCGCCGAGGTAGCGGAACCTGAAGCTGCGCTCGCCGACGCCGCCGCGCCCGAAGCCGAGGTCAAGGCCTCACTGGCGCTCGAGGCTGCGGTAATGGCCGCGCCCGACGCGGCAGTGGAGCTAGCATCCGCCGATGTCGCTGCCGCAACCGCTTCGTCGCGGGCGTCTAAAATATCCTGGACAGCTTCGGCGTCGCCAATTGACGCCTTCAGCTCCGTAGTCAACTGGTCAGGGCCCACGGACTCGTTCGCCAATGCTCCGTCCGATCGCAGCGAGGTCTTCAGAAACTCAATCGTCTCTTCCAGCGACGCCGCCACCGCGTTGTAATCAGCGTTGACCTTGGTCGCCGGCAACGGACGGCTCGGATTCGCGTTCTGATAGGAAACGTAATCGTATTGGCGCTGATATTTCGTTGGATAGGACATTAGTGCGCCTTGATAATCATGTTGCACGCCAAGGTAGGTTGCACGTTGCCGTGCGCGCCGCCGCCGCCTGCCGCTGCGTTAGTGATGGTGATGCCAGTAACAGCCGAGCCTGTATCCACGGTCGATAGAGCGTCAGCGCCAGCGAAGTTGGCGGCACCAGTATTTGCCGAAGGGTTGGCCTTCACATAGGAATGAACATGCCCCGGATCGTTCAGCGTATTCGCGTGCGTGTGGGACGGAATTTGGGGCGTGGTGAGCGTGACGGTCTCTGAGCCACCGGTCGCGCCGTGCGCAGCCGCGCCGCCGAAGCCGGCTGCCGTCAACCGGCTCGCCGGTGTGCCTGACATGGCGTCCGCTCCCGCCACGACGCGCCCGCGGGTGTCGGGTTTCTTCGGATTGCCGGAGCCGTCCTGGCCGTGCGGAAAACCGTCGGCGATATAGCCCGCGCGCAGCGTCGGAAACGCAGTGTCGGCCAACAGGACCCCGCCGTCGGCCCAATCCCAGCCAGTCGGCAGGGTCGTGCGCGACCACGGGATCGGCCCCATGCCCGCCGGGATGATGTGGTCGGCGTCGCTGCCCAATTTGGAGAAAGTTACTGCCGCGTCGGCCAGCTTCGCGTTCGTGACGTTGCTGTCCGCCAGCTTGTTCGTCGTGACGGCGCCGGTCGCCAGCTTCGTGTTCGACACCACGCCGTCGGCCAGTTTGTTCGCGGCGACTGCGCCGTCGGCCAACTTGACCGAGGTGATCGACCCGTCGGGAATCGCGGCCGCGGCCGTAAAATCGGCGATCTCGTCCCAATTGCTTGCGTCGAAACTGACGCCGGACGTGTGCGTGGTGTTCGCGATGTAGAAGATCGAGTTGTGGAAGACGGTGCTGATGTCCGCGTCGTATAGAACACCGCTCTCCCATTGCGCGGGGGCGGCGAAACCGAGCGTCACACTGCTGTCGAATTGCGCCTGGCCGACCGAGCCGCGCTTCAGGACACCATCGTCGTCCTGGATCAGGGCCAGGTTCTGTTGGGTGTCGTCGATCGCCAGTTTGACGGCGTTGAACTCAGCATCCAACGTGGCGCCGGAGTGCGGCTCGCTCGGGTTTTCGGCGCTAAACAGCGCGAAAGAGGTTTGCCGGTCGTACGGGGTTGACGACATGGGGTCCGGAGGCGCTCGATCGCCGGTGGCGAGGCGGCTGGTGTCGACCGGAGGGCAGAATACGTTGGTTTTGTCTGGTTTGCAAGATCACTAGACCAGACAGAGGCCCGAAACGACGGCTCCACAGCGGTTATTGCGATTGCGATTGCGAGTGCGATTGCGAGAAACGCCGCCTTGTTGACGGGCGGCCCGTTGTCGAGGGGGAGTTTCTTAATGCGCGTTAACCGCGACTTTTTGGAAAATTGAAAATTAGCAGAAGCGTCCGGCGGCCTTTGGGCGCCAGCGAAACGGCCCCCGCCGGGGGGTGGGGGCGGCCCGGTGACGGCCTCACTGCCTCAATAAGGCAGTACTAATCTAAGTAGTTCAATGGCTTAGCGTCAAAGGCCTGTTGCTTTGGAGCATTAAGAGGGGCGCTAACGTCTTTCGCTGCAGCTGCGAGCTCGCCCTCCGCCTTATCAATCTCCGCCTGGTTACGCTCAATGAACGCCAGCAACTCCGCCTGACTCATCTCGCTTAACGCCTTTTCGGGCGGTTTCCCCTTGTTTGACGGCACAACGTGGCCGGCGCGGTCCAATATCTTGAAGGCGATATCGGCTCGCACGCGCGGCGAGACCTTATCGTCATGCATTAACACTTTCGCAACATGCAAGGCACCGGCCGATGCCGTGTGCAGTTCGAACTGAATGCCTTCCGCGACTGCAGCGGCCACGGCGGGTATTCGTAACGTTCTGTAAACCGACTTTGGATGGTAGCCGGAACGCTCGCCGGCGAGCTCGGGAGGCAACCCAAGAACAACGAGGTTACGGATTAATTCCGCCTGTTGATCAGACAAACCCGCTGATGCCGTCAATTCCCGCATATTGAACAAATCCCCTTGCCCCACGAAAACGTCAAATCAACAAAATCGCTAAAATCGACAAAAAGACGTTGACAAGGGGAATACGTTGCTTGTATGGTTTTGAGACCAGACAACGAAAGGGGCCAAACATGATTTCAACCGAACAAGCCAGCAGCATAGCCCAACGTATCGACGCGTTACGCACCTTTCTCGGCGGCCGTCGCAGCTATCGCCCGGAAGAGGTTGCGCACCTCAACCCGCCAAGCAACGAGGAAATCAGCTCGTTGGAAGTGTACGAACTTCACCGCGACAAGCCCGAACAATTCACCGCTTATGTCACGTGGCGCACTGACCCCGTAGAAGCCAAGCTTATCACCACATGGACAGGCGAACGCGTTGGCGTGCGTTGCGATGCCGGCCCGTGGCATACGAACAACATGGGCGCGAAATGGCGTCAGCTCCGAATCAAGCCAGACTTTTGCCGCTGGTACTACACCGGCCGCGAATACGACTCGCGCCAGTGCGTCAACTTCAAGCGAATGAAAGCCGCCTTCTAGCGCCAACCCTGTCGACTTTAGAGAGTGAAAACGGAGAAACCACTATGGAACTAAACGTCACACACATGATCGAAGCTATCAACGATGCTCCGCCGTTGGTGGGCAGCATAGCGCAGTACGGCCCTGACGCCGCGCGGATGACGTGGCGCAACTCCAAAGCCTTTGGCCGCGAATACCCGCTACTGAAAACTGATGAGGAGCGCGACGCCGCTCGAGACCATTTCCGCAGCTACGGCGCATGGTCGGAAGAAGAGATCGCCGCATGGTCGGAAGAAGAACTACAGGGAATCACCTGTCAGGAAGTCGCGCACCAAATCAGCGAACTGGAAATGTTCGATACCGAAGAAGAATACCGCGAAGCGTCAGAAGCCGGAACCGTTAGCGGCCGCCTGTACAAGGGCGATGACGGCCAATGGTACTGCTATTTCGGAGATTGAGCCGTGAACAACGAAGCGCCAACCGTCATCAGCTTTATCGCCCTCGCCCTATTCGGCGCCACGGTCGCGCTTTGGGCCGAAATCCTATCGCACGGCTTTTAGCTGCCTTGCGTGTCTTGTTTAGCGAATCACTCATCTCTCACATTTCAACAAAGGAACTAGGACCATGGCTCGAGATATCAGCAATTCCGACGACACCATCGACTCCCGCGACGTGATCGCCCGCATTGAAGATCTGCAAAGCGAGCGCGACGCCTTGCTGGCCGCGCTAAGCGATGCTGAAGACGCCTTGACGGATTTCGATCCTGAAGAGGGCGGAGGCGATGAGGCGGAGTTGCAGCAAGCCATTACAGATGCAACGCGCGATCTGGCCGCCTGGGATGCGACAAGCGAGGCGGAGGAACTCAAAGCCCTGCTTGCGCTGCAGGACGAAGCCGAAGGTTATGCGCCAGATTGGAAGCATGGCGCGCAGTTGATCCGCGACTCTTACTTCGAGCGCTATTGTGAGGAGCTCTGCCAAGACATCGGCGATTTACCGCGCGACATGCCGTCCTATCTCGTCATCGATTGGGAGGCCACCGCGCGAAACATCCGGGTCGATTATACGTCGGTCGAATTCGACGGCGTTACCTATTGGGTGCGCTGATGATCCTTCAAGCCATAACCACAAAGTTCATCGGCCCATCCAACGTCAGAGGTTCACGGGTCAAGGCAGTTGCCGCCGCCGGCTATGTCGTCCTGAATTGGGATCCTGCCATGAACAGCGACGACAACCACACGGCCGCCGCAAAGGCACTCGCAACGAAATTCAATTGGACCGGCCGCTGGTACGGTGGCAGCTTGCCTGACGGCAAGGGGAATTGCTACGTTTGCACCGACTCGAAGCACGACGGGGCCGAACCGGCTTTTGTGATCGAATGACCCAAGCCGCCCTACTCGTCTTCCGCCTGGCGTCCGCGTTGTTCCTTATTGGCTACCTGATTTTGCACTTGCGGATTTAGGCCGTACAGCCATTCAGGCTCTTTCCAACCCGGCCGCTCGAAGGCCGGGTTTTTTGTTCGCACCAGGGTTCCACGTTTCCAGAACTTGGCCGCCAGCCCTTTGACGGTTCCCGACTTCAAACCCGATGCCGCCTGCAGGTCGCCAACGCCATACCAGCACCCGGGCTGGAAGGTGGCTAGAAACGTTTCTCCGGCGCCCTGAGTGGCCTGGCCGAATTCGATGGCCCTTGCCAGCTTCCGCTCCGCCTTGAGCCGCTCAGAGGCCGCCGCACGGGCTTTGCGCTTTTTGGCCGCGCGCTGCTTTGCCCATTTGGCCTTTTGCTCTGGCGTCGGCCGCCAGCCTTTTTTCGATCGCTCCACCGCGAGCGCTGCGAAGTCAATCGGCTCAAACCAGCGCGGGCCCATCAGACGCAACTCCCCTTGTAAACTTGGCCATCTTGCTTTTGTACGGGTCCTGAGGCGCGGTCCTGTCCATTTGTCCAACTCCTAGAGTGTTGGACAAAAGTGGACAACTGGACTCGCAGAATTGGACAGAATTGGACAGTTTGGACACTATTTGATAAACCATTGTTTGTACTTGTCTTTTCCTATTTTGCCGGAATTGGACAATTCTTGACGAAGTGGGAATAGGCGTGTCCGACCTAGTGGTTTTCCACGTGCCCCCTTTTGGACAGCTAAAATCGACAATTCCCACAATTTCCACGGCACGCTTGCGTTTTTGATTTTGTCGATTTTCTCGTTTTCCGGGATCGTCTCGTCCTCTTCGATTTCATCCCGTTTGGCCGCTATCAGGCGCTCTAAAACCTCGAACATCTGCTCCGCTTGGGGAGACACTTCGTCGCTGAATTCGTCAACAGCCAGCCAGCGCACCACACAGGACGTGACCGCGGCGCCGTCCTCGCGCCTGCCAACCTCGACCACATCCAAGGTGAACTTGAGCTCGTTGAACTTGCCGGCGTCGCGCTGCTTCGTCATCGTCAGCGTGCCGGCGTCTATCTCTATTTCGGTGTCAGTGGCCGCCCTCAAGGCCGAGGAACCACGCGCGCCCCTCGCCTTGTCCTTGCCGGTGTGATGCACGATGTTGAGTGCCGCGCCGGTCGCCGCGCGCACCCGGTCGCAATTGGCCACAAACTTGCCCATATCGGTGGAGGCGTTCTCATCACCGCCGCCCATGGCCCTGGCCAAGGTGTCGATAACGATCAAGGCTACCTTGCTGCCAGCGTGGGCCTCTATCTCCCGCACCAGCTTCACCAGCGGCCCCGTAGAGCCGGCATCCGAATAGAGGTCCACCAGGCAAGGCACCGTGTAGAAAGGCACGTCAGCGGCGCCGTGCGTCCGTTTGAGCGCCTCAATACGTTTGGCAAAGCCGGGGCCACCTTCTGACGCCACATAGACCACTGGCCCCTGCTTGACCTTGTGGCCGTTCCATTCTTTGCCGGCGGCGATGTGGTAGGCCTGGTCGAGGGCAACGAATGTTTTACCGGTATTCGAATCGCCATAGGTGACGATCATGGTGCCGGTCTCGAGCACGCCGTCGATGAGGTAGGGGCGATCGGCCTCGATCTTGGTCTCTGGCCAAGCGGTCCAATAGAGGCCTTTGCGCGGTGGTGGCTTTGTCTGGTCGACCTCGACAGCGTCGAACTCAGCTTCAGGCGAAGCGGATCCAACCGCGTTCTGGCCATAGCTGTATGCGTTGTCGACGCGGAATGAGACGTGTTCCTCGCCCTTGGCCTCGGCCGGCTCCCAATGTTCCATCATGAGCTCGAGGCAGGTTTCGCGCGATACGCCAAAATCCTTGACGCGGCAGGCTACCTGATAAGTCCCATGATCCGGAGCAACGCGCCCAAGATAGTCGACAGCTCTGATTCGGGCGGCTTCGGTGTCGGCGGCTTCACCCAGGAATGCTCCTGCGGTCCCTCCCACATCGTTTCTGCGATCCCGCCGTCCGGCAGGGGCGTGCTCACGGACCCATGAGGGCAAAGCGGCCGCAGCGCGTTCACCTTCAGCGCGTGCACGGTAAGGGCGATCCTCAATTGTCGATCCTGGTCCGACGACATAGCCGCCCTCCCCTTTCAGGTCGATATCGGTTGCTAGGGTTTTGGCGAAGACGGAAGAGTCCTCGACCTTGTAATAGCGATGCTCGCCGCCACTGGCTGATTCGACGGTGTATGTCGGCGGGAGGGTGTCGTAGATGGCCTCGAGCAGCTTCAGGGACTTCGCGCCCTGCTTGCCGTCTCTCACATCGACGTCGACGACAAGCGTGTGTTGATCGAGCGCGATCCCGATATTGTAATCGAGCTCGGCTTGCATGACCGGGCAGGTCCACATCTCTGCGATCCTGGCCGGGTCTGTTGTGGCTGTTTTGCGCCAATTGCCATCATTCGCCGGCGTTTTGCCATTGATGGCGAGCGGAAACACCCGGTAGCCTTGCTTCGCAAGAGCCACCGCCGCGGCAAGTTTACTTTGCATAGAAAGCCTTGTTTGGCGATGTCTGATTATCGCTAAAGTCTACACGGAATTCATCGTTTGGCTACGCGGGGTCGGTCACCTGGGGTGTCTGCGGGAGAGACGCCAGCAACCCGGCAACCTCTTCAAGCAAATCGCTGTCTTTCTTCCAGACCTCAACATGCCCACGGACATCGTTGCTGGAGGCTTTCTCCCAGACCTTGATGCGGAACTTGTAGAAGTCGGAGATGATCTGGTCGCGGGTCATTTGCTGTTCTCATGTTGCGAAGTGTCCGCGAGAGCAGGGCAACGATAGCCGCCGTCAGGGCCATCGCATTCGCGCTCGCATGTCTGACAATTAAAAGAAGAAACCGAAGGCGCGCCCTTCGCGAGAATGGTCTTCAATTCCGGATCGTTGGCCGCGTGCATCGCGCGGAAGAATCCGCGGGGAGATTTGCTGCGAAAGTCTGCCCGGTCATCGCCTGGTGTCGCCTTATGGATGCGGTCATCCGGGTCGCCTAGCCATGGCGCCGGCTTCGGCTCTGGCATCACGAAGCCGTTCCCGCCCCATACGCAGGTATTCTTGGTATAGTTGTCTTCCTCGCACCAGCCAGCGTATTGCCAAGGGTGGAAGTAATGGGTCGGCTTCCCGATATGCGGGATGCTGGATAGCACTCCGACTGAGTTCTCCATCATGTACGGGATTCCGGCCCATTCAAAGCCTTGCCGGGCGCTCTCGTAATACTCCAGCGAGTCCCGTAGGAAATAGCCGCCCTTCTTGCGGAAGTCCCTAGCGCCGCTGCCTGCGACGTGGGTGCATGGCGTCATGGCAACCCCGAAGATCGGGCGAACACCTTTCGGCGGGTGCCACGTCCGAACGTCTCCCCAGACGAAGTGGATACGGCCGGCGCCGTGCTGGACAACGCGATCCCGGCGGATGCTGTGCTCAATATCGACGCAATAGCAGTCGTATCCAGCCGCAGCCCAAGGCTCGGCGGCCTGGCCGCTTTCATCGCAGAGGAAGATAACGGCGGCGGTCATCCTAGGAGGCTCCAAATGCGTTCGTATCTCCCGCAGCGCTGACACGATTTGCTGCGGACGTTCGGATGCGACATTGCAACACCGTTATTCCGCCAGACGTGGCCCTTGAGCCAACAGATGATCCAGGTCATTTGCCCTCGCGGAGTGGGCGCGTGTCAGTCATGGTCCAACCCCCATAAGAAGAATGGCGCCGAGGAACATGGCGGCTGCTGCAAGATTGGCGGCGAAAAGGTTCATTTGCCCTCTCGCTCAATAGAGGACTGCGAGCAGGCGTCCCGGAGCTTTTTGAACTCTTGCTCGAACCACCCGACGCCGAGTTGCCAACCGCACCGCTTCTCGTTGTCGTAGTCCGAGAATAATTGAGCGAGCGCTTCAACAGCAGCGTCAGCGTCAATGATGTATTCGTCGCCACGCTTGGATCGGACAGTGATCATTTGATGACCCTTCAGGCTTTCCGATTGTTCAAGGATCATTTGTCACCCCGATCAGTCGATGAGAGCGAAACAGCCCGCTTCCGAATGTGCTCGGCGTAGGCGTAAAGCTTCTGTTCTTGAAGATAGTCGGCTACTTCATTGAAGGCGGATGCCATGCCTTCCAGTCGGATGGAACGTTGGTCTCGCGAACTTTGGGCATAATCGTGCATGAGGGCGAGGGCTTCATTGGCATAACGAATGGCGTCGTCTAGCGGCTCGCCAACGTCTTCGTTGTAAGCTAAATCGGAAATCTTCTTCAACAGGCACTCCACCTCCGCGAGGTCTGGCGCTCTTTGGGCATGACCGTCAGGGACAGCGATTGCGTCAACGAACGCCTTGTAGCGGCGAACGGCACAAGGGCGACAGGCAATCGCTCGCTTGTCCATTTCCTCGACAATTTGATCGCAGCTAAGGCATCTGGACATATAGCTTCCCGGCGCATAGCCCAGACTGTGAAGTTCACGGTCAGTCGGCTCTGCGAGAACCTGCCGCAGTGTTGCGGACACAGGAGATGTCTGGCTCACGACCGGCTCCTTTGCAGCAAGAATTGCGTCATCTCAGAGGACGAGAGGCCGAGCGCCGGTCCCTCCGTGTCCATGCGCTGGAACTCACGCCGGATGCTCTCTTCCTGCTGCTTCGGGGAGAAGTATTCATTCTTGATGCGGTCGAGGTCGTCAGGAGCAGGAGTGTCCGTAGAGCCTAATTCTTTTATGCGGTCGCTCATTTGGTTTCCTTTCATGTCAGCGTCAGCGAACGAACTGGATGATCGGCACCACTACCGTGTAGATGAACACGGCTGCCGCGCAGATCACGGCCACGCCAAAGAGCTCGACAGTGATGCTCATGCTGGCGCCCTACTGCGCTTCATCGACAGGCTGGCCGTTGGTCAGCTGGTTGACGGCGTCCTCGATCGTGGCTGCGCTTGCTTCGGCGTCGGCAATGACGACGTCGAGGTTGTCGAGCGACGCGTTGCCGCGGACCTTCGCCTTCTCGAACCTGGCGATTGATTTGTCGGCGCGGTCGCCGAGCGCGGCCGGCACCTCCTTCGAGACTTCCGCGAGGCGCTTGAACTTCTCCAGTACAGACATGGCTTTCTTTCCTTCGTTGAGGGCTCTGGCGATGACCGTCGCCGATCGGATCCTGTCGGTGGCGCGCTCGAGCTGCGCGACGATGAGTTCCTTGGTCTCGAATTCAAGCTCGCCCGACATGGCCACGATCTTGAAAGTCCGTGTTTCGCGGAACGGGCCGGCCTGGAACGGCGCATTCGGCTCCGCCCACCCGACAATGATTCGTTTGCCGTAGGCGTCTTCGGGCAGCTTCCACACCGACCCGCGGGAGTTTTCGTCAGCCCACACTGTCAGGATTTTCCCGACAGGGAGCGTTATGGTCACCGGCATACGAGGGGTTACGGTCAAAGCGCCCTCCCCGCTGCTTTCTGTCGCATCCGCTCATAAAGCGGGACAGGTATGTCGCGGAGCGTGCCGTCTGGCCATTTG